GTTACCCATTAATTAATTATATCAGAAATCCCCCACAGGCATTCAAGCACGAAGGCCACGGTCATAAAATAGGTAACTAATCCATCCTAAGCGTAGTCCTGTGAGGGACGATATAATTATATCACAATGTACTATCCAACACCGTTTATGAGGGCCAGACGCTCATATTCGGCAATTAGATCTTCTACAGGTGTCTTTGACTCAGTATCCTCCTGAGATAGAGATGCCCAGCTTTCTGGCTTAACCTCAATACACTTCAGGTGCTTAAAGTATCTTTCAAACTCATAGTTCCAAAATTGTGTGGTGTATAGCATTACAACTGTTTGCTCTGGCTGCATCCATACAGCATTAAAAATATTGCTACCCTTCACGCCAACAACCATCTCAGCGTCTTTAAATAGCTCTATCTGTTCCCAAATTGTCATGCCACTTGGGTCAACTATAGTGAACCCCTTATCCTCAAAGTACTTTTCTAATACATGCTCATCTTTGTAGATACGTGCCTGTTTCTCTTTGTGATAGTATTCTGTGTTCTCTCTTACACGTATGTGCCTTCTGTCACCTTTTGGAATTCTGGTGACATATAGCTTTTTGCCGTGAACTACATTGTTGCCGTATCTAAGTCTTTCCTTTAGATGCCCCATCATTTTTATGTGTTCATCTATAACTTCTATCTGAGAATATTGACATAGTTCCTTTTGTATAACATATGGCACTGGTCTATCAGATTGCCACAAGCATTCATTTGGGAAAAACACGACTTCCTCAAACAAAATGTTTTGAAAGTGTGTATCGAATACTACAAGGTTAGAGAAGTCGTCAAGCAGATTGGCCATGTATGGGGCTATGTCTTGAGATATGCCTTTTACAGATTCTTTCCATGATTGATTAGCACAAAAAACTATCTTAACATCTGGCACGTACTTTTGAAGGTAGTGAAAGTGTGCAAGGATATCGGTTACTGCATGGTAGTAGGGAACGTGTGCAGGTGCCAAGAATACTGGCCCCTTTACAATAACCTCTGGGCTCTTGCCCTGAATCACTGGGTGACCACCAGCCAGAGACGTAGAGAAGAATCTTAAGTTCTTCACTCTTATAATTGGAAGGTATGCGTCAGGCATGAACTCTATGTCTGATGATTCCATAATCCAGTTGTGTGCGTGATAATACTTTGCAGTATCTTGTGAACTCTGTTCATTACTAATCATGTTTTGTCCTTATCTGATATACTATTATAGCAGAGAAAGATATAGGTAGCATGACCAACATTGTAATTCCTATGGCTGGTTTGGGATCAAGATTCAAGAATATTGGAATCGACACCCCAAAGCCACTCATTAAAGTTAACGGTAAAACCCTCATAGAGCATTCGGTTGAAACTCTAGGACTTGGTAATAAGTTTATTTTTATTACAAGAGACTATGAAGACTCCCACTACAACGATGCATTAACATCAGTCTTTAAAAAGATGAACATTGATTATGAAGAAGTCAGGGTGAATGACCAGCAGCTTGGTGCAGCACATTCCTGTCTTTATGCAGCAGAATTTATAGATAATGATGAGCCACTTGTTATAACAAACTGTGACCAAAGTCTTAGCTGGGACTCGCAAGACTTTTTAGATAATCTAGATGAGTCTATGGATGGTTGCATAGTAACCTATAAATCTGAAGACCCAAAGAATAGCTATGCTAGAGTGATCAACGGTAACGTCGTTGAGATTGCAGAGAAGAAGGTAATCAGTAATGATGCCTTGGTTGGTGTCCACTATTGGAAGCACGGACGTGACTTCATTAGCTCAGCTAGAGAACTAGTAAAAGACTTCAAGTCTCATGGACTACCAGAGTGCTATGTATCAGTTACATATAATTATATGATTAGAGATGGTAAGAAGGTTACGATTTGGGAAATGCCTAAGTCAAACTACCACTCACTTGGTACCCCAGAAGATGTAGTAATCTATGAATCAAAGATTAAAGAATTCTATACTGATAAACCACAGACAATCTTCTGTGATATTGATGGAACAATCTTAAAGCACGTACATGGATTTAGTTATCTATATGATAACGATCCAATATCGCTACCTGGAGTTGTAAAGAAGTTTAATGAATGGGACTCTAAGGGTCACAAGATTATCCTAACCACTGCCAGGAAAGAGTCTGCACGTGAGATGACAGAAGAGCACCTAAAGCGTCTAGGCCTATGCTGGGATCAGCTTATCATGGGGCTTACAAGCGGAAAGCGTGTCCTAATTAATGACAAGCTAAGGGTAGAAGACCCTGATCGTGCTGAGAGTGTAAACCTTATGACTGATGGCGGTTTTGATGTTATTGATTGGACAAGGTATAAGCTATGATAGTTAAAAGATTAGAGGATAGCATTGGTGGATGGTATATTGGAAACTTTCCAGCAGCTGCATACCAGACAAAAGGACTTGAAGTTTCTCTAAAGGTCCACAAGGCTGGAGAAGAGTGGGACTGGCATTACCATGAACACCTTGACGAAATTAATCTGTTGGTACGTGGAGAAATGATTATCCAGGGACGCAAGCTTGTATCTGGAGATGTGTTTATCTTGGAACCAATGGAGATTGCAGATCCAACATTTATAACGGATTGTGAAGTTGTATGTGTTAAGGTTCCTAATTTTACTAATGATAAAGTCGTTGTCAGGAGAGACAGATGATAATTATTGCACACCGTGGAAATCTTTCTGGACCAAATCCAGAGCTAGAGAATAGGCCAGACTATCTGTTTAAGGCTATGGAAGAGGGATTCGATGTTGAAATTGATCTGTGGGTAATTAACGGAAAGCCTTTCTTTGGACATGATGAGCCTAAGCACGATATTACTGATGCACAGATCGTCATGTTTAAAAAGCGTGGATGGTTTCACTGTAAAAACATTAATGCACTTAGCTATATGATTAAGTATCATTCAGATGCTAATTTCTTTTTTCATGAGTCAGACAAGGCAACACTAACCAGCCATGGATACATATGGACATACCCACACCCAGACGTTACAGATGACTCTGTAGTTGTTCTACCAGAGATTTATGGGGATGAACTCGGTAGTGCCTATGCTGTCTGTACTGATTTTTGCATAAAAAAATAGACCACATTTTACTGTGGCCTATTTCTTAATAGATACTACTTAGCAGAAGGCTTCTTTACAGGAGCCTTTTTTGCTACCGCTTTCTTAACTGGAGCCTTCTTTGGAGTGGCTGCAGCAAGTGCTACCTCAACCTCGTCAGAGCTTGGTACACGACCAAAGCTTGGGTCATTTGGATTAACATAGCGAATAACTACAGGAGCAATTGCACCAACTAGAGACCATACTAGGTCCTGTGGCTCAGTAACACCTGCAAGATATAGTGTTGTTGCAGCACCAAGAATTGATCTTCCATATGATGCTAGCATTGCTTTTAGTTGTTTGTTCATTTTATCCTCCTAGGATTTTAGTTGTTTGGAACTTCGTCTTCTTGTGGCAAGATAGAGATTAGCTTATCAAAAGCTTGAGCAACTCGTTCCATCTCTTTCCATTCACGTGTCTCACCCATTACTGTTCCATATGTTCTATGGTATTTAATAATAGGCTCTAGACTTACCTTGAAGTCAGATACTGCTATTTGAGTCTTTTCAATGTAATCAAACGCATAGTCTCTGCTCTTGGTTAGGAACTGGATAAAGTCTTCTGACTGTAGTGCAAAGACTTCCTTTTCCTTCTGATCAATCTTTGCAATCAAAAGATCTTTGTCAAAGATCAGCTGAGCAGCAAGCAAAGATAGTTCTAGGTTTCTTGACTTTTCTCGTAGCAAGAAGAATACTGATGTTAGTATTGCTGCAAGACATACGACTCCAAGAATTATTTCAACAATCATAGGTCTTCCTTTCCACCTTCTCTTACCAATAGAACAATTGCCCCATTGTCTTCTAGAGCTTTCTTAACTCTAATCATATATTCTACCGCACGTACTTTATCTTCCCCAGTCAATCTCATAAAGTCTGGTTCGCTTGCTCTAACAGTTATAAAGTGCTCATTGTCTATTAGAGTCACTTTAAAGCCAACTGGAGCAACATGCTTTAAAGACTGAAAGGCACGTTTCATAGAGTCTGTATACATCAGACCTTCCTTACTGACAGGTTTCCCCATCTACAATGACGCATCATTCTTCTATCCTGCAGATGCGAATCTTCTGGTACAACTGGGTGTTCCCAGTCATGCACCTCAACCGTATCTGCTATTTGCAAAGCCTCTTCTTCTGAATCTGCAAACACTTTGATAGTATAGTTATCACGAATAAGAACTGTAACCTCATACTCAGTGCTACCATTACCAAACTTTGTATCAGTTCTTGGACCATACCCAAACACAAAGTGCTTATAGGTGACATGGCTAAGCTTTGAGAAGTCAATCTCTTTAGTTGTTGCCAAGAATGATCCAGGGGATACTGGAATATCATAGTCTAGTATTGAGACGTTTGCATGCTCAAAGAATACAACAACGTCTATCATGTTGCTGTCTATTACCTGATTAAATACATTGAGATGAGTAAACTTGCTTCTCATAGCACCGTATAGCTCTTTAGCAATGTTTGGATCATTTACGCTGTACCCCTGATAAGTACCAACAGCATACATGGTGGTAAGCTCTTTATCAAGGAATGGTGCGATGCTGGCTAGACTGTTGTTAGTCTCTTCCATTTTTCTCCCCAATCCTTTTTGGTTAAGTGCTTGCTAAATTCTCTAGAGATTTCACCGTTCTCAAGATAGATGCCTCCCCAGACTCCCCAAGACTTTTGGGAAATGCCAGTAGCAAGGCAGTCTCTAACAACTGGGCAACTCATACACATATCTTCTACAGCTACTCTAACATTTTCATCTGTTTCATATCTATCAAAGAACATCTCTGTGTCCATGCCTTTGCATAGACCTTTATCTTTCCATTCAACAACAGGCATACTATCCCACTATCTTATCTGGAATATTCCACCCTGTCTCAGTGACTGGATAAACAAACTTGGTGTACCACTTGCCTCTAACATAGGCACCATTTGGCTTGGTGTATGCACCAGGATTCCACTTGAGACTTACAACGTCCCAGCCATCCCAAGAAAGATTCTTGTTGTTGCGTACGATCTTTTCCATTTCTTCCAATGACTTGATAATCATCTTTACTCCTTGTATATGTTGCGGTTTGATTGTTTGGTTTGATATTAATTTAGTATCTGTAAATCTGAACGTCTACACCTTTGTCGCTAATAGCAGTGACTGCATCTGGAATTGGTTCTTTTGGAACACAATAGAATGCGTAGTAATCTATTTCGGTATAGTTCTGCTTAATCCAGCTAGGAGGAACCTTGACAAGCTTTGTCTTGATACCCTGGGCCTTCATAGTTCTCTCTGTGACATTTAGAAACTCTAATGCCATACTATTAATTTTGAGAGGACCTGCAGAATATACTATAAACTCTTTGTCATCATCAGCCTTACGAATCAAAGCTGAACGAATACCTGACAAGAATATAGAATAGTCGTCAAATTTCTTTGTTCCCTGAACGACCACTATCATGGTTATTTTCTTCCTCTCGTAGAATTTCTACTATTTCGCTAATACGTTTTAATTGTACATCATCCATGGTCATTGTGTCAACTACCCTGGCGTTCTCATGGTCTACATGCTGGTCACGAATGTCTGCTGTATAGAAGACATTGTCTTTGATCCAGAAGGCTTCATTCTCAGATATGACAACCTTAATGTGAAGTGAGTCATACATCTTCTGTGCCTGAGTCTTTTTTGTAGCAGCAGTGGAAACCTTAATCAGCTCTTCAAATAGACGTGCTGGCTCCATTACCTTCCACATCCGTGCCTGACTATGTATCGGTGGCTTTACATTCCTCTTAGTCTTATTAGACAACTGAGATACAAACCTAGTAAACAAATACATGCATACAAATGCTGACACAGAACCAAAAAAGAACTCCATAGACCAATTATACTCCTGTTTAGCTACTTGTTTGATTTAGCTCTAGCTTTTGCTAGTGCATCAAAGTCTTTAATCTTTGTTTCTCCAAGGTAGCCCCAAGCGTAACCATCGTTGATCATCTTATTGTTGATTGACTCTGATTCTCCATCAAGATATACCCAACCAAGAATGCGACCATACTTTTCAGAAGAGTCCATCTTCTCTGTACGGATAACAACCTTCTTAGCAGCCTTAATGTGCTTCTTGAGATACTCCTTAGCTTCAAGTCCTAGAGCCTTCTCAGCCTTATCTGTAGTGCGTGATTCTGGTGTATCAATTCCAGCCAGACGAACACGTGACTTAAATAGGATGTCAAATCCTAAATCAATTACAACGTCAATGGTGTCTCCATCAACTACGTTTGTTACTTCGCTTACGTAATACTCGTACATTTTATTCTCCGTTCCATACCCAGACATTGCCTGTGTATCCTAAAGCTCTGAGTTTATTCTCAAGCTCTTCTCTAATGTTCCATGCAAAAACTATTATATCAGTTGGATTAAGTTTTAGCATTTCGTCCATGCTTACAATTGGAATTCCCATTGTTGGCACAGCAAAGCCTTGCTTTTCTTTTACATCGTCTGCAATAGCAGAGATTCTTGATGGCTGAATGTTTGCAAAGTTTAACACAACTGTTGATTTAGCAGATGCACCAACACCGCAAATGGTTCCACCACCTTGCCAGATAGACTCTACCTTGCCACTAAATGCTTTTGCATTACGTGTAATTCTAGCCTGAGTTTCTTTCCACTTGTCTTCATCTAGAAGACCGTAGGAAAGTTCCTCCCGAATGGCTGCTCTTACCTCGTCTGTAATCTCTCTGCTTCTACCTAGCCAGTAGCGGTTAGAGCCACCCTGTGGAGGAGTTGACTGCAACTCAAAGAGTGAAAGACCATGCTTATTTGCAAGCTTTGCAACTGCATGTGCAGACAAGTATGAGTAGTGCTCATGGAATATAACATCAAAATGATCATGATCAAGAATATTCATGATTGTTGGATTCTCAATAGTTACAATAGTCTCTGAGCTTGACAGTAGTGCAATGCCAGCCATAAAGCTATCTATGTCAGGTGTGTGTGCCATAACATTATTAGCAATAATCCACTTGGGAGTGCCCTTCATATTTACAATATCTTCAGCCACTTCAAGATTGAAGAAGTCAGTGATTACTGGGACACCGTTACAAATAGCATATCTAGATATATTCTCTGCAGGATCAACACCTAGAACATCGATACCTTTGTCCTTGAGGTATTTCAAGAGATAGCCATCGTTGCTAGCAATCTCAAGAACCCACTCTCCTGGTTTAATTCTTGGGATAATGTTCTTATCTGCAAAGTCATGTATATATTCGATATAAGACTTGCTAGTGGATGTTCTCCAGTTATACTTACTGTATAGGCCAACTGGATTAAGATCCATAGATAGCTGTCCTAGGCCACAGTCAAAGCATACTAGCATTCTGTTTGGATAGATGTAAGACTTGTCTCCATCCTTTATAAATGCTCCTGCAATTGGCTGATATCCTAAATCAATACCCATGCGTAGATCAGTACTACCGCATGCTCTACAGTCATACCTTAAAGCCATTCTGGGTGCTCCATATACCACTCAACAATCTCTCTTAGTGACTCATCAAGGTCATATGGTGGTGTCCATCCAGAGTCAACCAGTTTGCTATTATCAAGTCCGTAACTTGAGTCGTATCCTGGTCTTGAAATGGATGAGTCCACTAGGTTATATGAAACTGGCTTGCCAATTATGTCAGCAATCTTTTGTGCCCACTCAAGATTTGAGTACTCTGCATCCCCTGCAATATTAAATCGTAGAGGCTTGTCTGCATCAGAAGGCAACGGGAAGCTCTGAGAAAGAGCGTGTAGCAATGCAGAAGCCTTGTTTCCTGCATATAGCCAATACCTCTTACCAATCTTATCACCGTCATAGGTATGGATATCAAGTGTCTCACCATTGATGATTTTCTTGATTGCCATTGGCGTAAACTTTTCAACATTCTGGCACTCACCAACAATGTTCATAATGTTTACAATTCCAACTGGAATACTGTATGTTCTCCAGTATGAATAGATGATGTCTTCTTGTGCAGCCTTAGATGCACTATATGGATTGCTTGGTAGGTGTGTGTCCCACTCAGTGAAGTTGCGTCCTTGATAAGGACCGAACACTTCGTCAGTAGAAACATGGATAAACTTCTCTGGCTTTGCCTCACGTGCCCAATCAAGCATGTGACAGATGGCCTGAACATTATTGATAATAAATGGTGCAGGATGTGCAATACTTCTGTCTACGTGGCTTTCGCTTGCAAGATTAATAACATAGTCAATCTTGCCAAACTGTTTAGCAGTAACAGGGGAAATTGGTGCAGTTAGGTCGCACGTTAGCAATTTAACCCTGCTTAGCTTTTCTTCTGATCCATCTGTTGCAAAGACAATCCTATCTTGCAATCCATGGTGGTGGAATGTAGTCAAACAAACTACTTCCCAATCTGTGGTGTTTAGGATACGCTTTAGCACATGGCTTCCAACAAATCCAGAAGCACCAGTCAATAGTACTCTCTTAGTCATCGCCCTTTAATCTATTCTCTTGAAGACGCTCACGCTCATCTACAAATTCGTAAGCAAATTTCATCATCTTGTCATACCCAACGGCATTGTCCATGATGTTGTTGTAGTGGTGATTACAAAATAGCAATGAGCCAGTCACACCAGTGACCTTTACATATGCTTGTGCACCACAGCTATCGCATCGATCATTAGCTGTCAGAGTCCACTCTTTTACGGTTTCCTCTGTCATTATCTATTGTCCGTACGATAGAAGCCACTACCCTTAAACTGGATAGCAGGTGTGCCAATAACTTGACGCATTCTGTAGCCACACTTCTCGCAGATATGTTCTGGAGACGGGTCATGAATACTTCGTGTTTCCTTGAAGGTATACTCACACGAAGTACATGCATACTCATATACTGGCATTACTTAACTTTCTTGCCCCAGCGAGCCCATGCACGTTCGTGCACATAATACGCTGCAGTTTCCCAAAATAGCTCTGCAAGTGCTGCAATTCCTGCAATCTCCCACTCGCCAGTTAGAATATAAATAGTACCAGCAACAAATGTCATGTGCACTGCTTGCCAGCTAAATGTCTTGACTAGACTTCTTTTCTTGGATTCCATACTTCCTCCTAAAATAAATACCACAAAGGGTGGCATACTATATTAAGTATACCACCCGATGGGATAGTTGTCAATTAAGCAAGCTTAATTTTTTGTCCAACAGCAATCTTATTAGCGTCCTTAATGGCATTAAGCTTAGTTAGATTGGCAACTGTTGTCTTATTCTTTGACGCAATACCTGCAAGAGTATCTCCTGCTTTAACAGTATACACCTTTACTGGAGCTTTTGCAACTGGCTTAGCAGCTGGTTTTGCAGCAGGCTTGGGTGCTAGCTTAGGCTTTTCTTCAGCCATAGCTGAGTGTGCAGGCAGTGGCTGTGCAGGTGCATCAGATGGAGTTACCTCGTCTGCTGATGCCTTGACCTTCTCTGCTGCAATAAGTGCCTCAACAAAGCCAATTGGCTCTACGAATCCCTTACCATCTGCAGACCATCCATGCTCCTTGCCCTTCCAGATTTCCCAGTGTAGGTGAATACCAGTAGACATACCAGTAGTGCCCATCTTACCTAGAACTGTACCAGCAGTAACTGTCTGTCCAACCTTTACCTGCAAAGATCCCTCTGCCATGTGTGCATATAGAGATGTATAGAATACACCGTCGATCTTGTGTAGAAGAACTACGTAGTAGCCAAAGCCACCACCTGCTGCAGTTGACTTCTGTGCTTTAAGAACTTTTCCATCAGCAAAAGCTTCAATATACCATGGTCCCTTACCCAAACCAAAGATATCTGTTCCATTGTGATGCTTCTTAGTCTTTTGAACTGGGTGAACTCTCCAGCCCATCTTGCTGCTGATTTTCCAGCCTTTGTTTTTTCCTCCGTCAATCGGATACTGATAATTGGCCATTTGGCCCTCCTTCTATCTAATTATATTCTAACACATTATGCTTCTGGGTAGTCGCAGCAAAGTTCATCTACACTATTAGGATCAAATGAATCCCCAGACTGTGCAGTCGATGTCTGAGCAAACTTAGGTCTGCCCCATCCAACAATGCTCACCTGAATACTTTTTTTGTTCTTAGCATATCCACGAACTTTTTCGGCTACCATTCCGCCATTTCTCTGGTCTCCCTTTGCGGTCCCAGACGTATTTCCTTCTATAGCTATGCATGTCCCATCTTTATTGTCTTTCACGCATATGCCAACATGAGAAATTCTATTTACACCGTCTTCTGGGAAATCAAAATACAGGACATCCCCAGGTTGTGGTCTTTCTCCATCCTTTGGAGTAAACCATGCACCCATCTTTTCAAATGATGCTGCACCTCCTGGAGTGTAGACAGTGTTAGGAACCTTCACGCCTGCTTGGTTTGCACACCACATAACGAAGCTGCCACACCAAGGCTGAAAGTTAACCTTAGTAAATTTACCATACTTGGTCTCATTGTCTTTTGGCCCCTCAATAGTGCCAAGTTCATTCTTTGCTACCTCAATAAATAAGGCTGCTGTGTTTTTGTCTGCCATGCCATGGCCTCCCTTGTTGTTACACCAAGATTGCTTATCGACATATCTTAGTTTTGTAGGTGGCTTCCCACTCTACAATATCATCCTCATCATTTAGTAATGGCTGCCCCTTAACATTCAGGCTTGTGTTGAGAAGAACTGGAACACCAGTTGCTTCATAAAATTTTGTTAGCAATGCATGTAATCCAGGATGCTGTTCCTTACTTACAGTTTGAACTCGTGATGTGCCATCTACGTGTACAACCGAAGGTATTAGATCAGGCTTTAGGCATCGTGGCGTAAACTGCATGTATGGAGATTCGTAGTCCATATCAAACCACTCTGAAGCATGCTCAGCCAGAACTACTGGAGCAAAAGGCCTAAACAGTTCTCGTTTCTTAATTCTATTTACTTTATCTTTAATGTCTGGATCTCTTGGATCAGCTAGAATGCTTCTATTGCCAAGAGCCCTAGGTCCAAACTCAGCTCTACCAGATGCAACTGCAACAACTTTGTCTGCCATTAGTCCATCAAACAACTTGTCTACTGGATACTCTCCTCCAAGATCATACCCAAGGTAAGGCCCATCCCACTTAATGTGCTTTCCATATAGGGCAAGTGCTGCACCAAGAGAGCTACCAGCATCTCCTGGATTTGGCATTATCCAAATGTCATTAAAGATACTCCACAGCTTAGTATTCGCTTTACTGTTGAGTGCACATCCACCCATAAAAACTAGGTTGCCGTACTCAGGAAGAGACTTTCTGACTTCCTGCATAAAGTCCATTAATCTTTCTTCGTATACGAACTGTACTGCAGCAGCAATGTCAAATTTATCTTGTTCTTTAAGTATGTTATATGGCCAATCGACTATGCCCTTATGGTAGTTATACTTTTGGCTAGATATGTCTGGGAAGTATGAGAGAACATCTTCATAGTATGTTGTTGGATCTCCGTACCCTGCCATCCCCATCAGGATGTACTCGTGTTCGTTTGGCTTTAGACCTATCAGTTTTGTGAAAGCAGTATAAAAAAGACCAAAGCTTAGTGGATACCTAATCTCTTTAAATAGATTTATATTTTCTCCATCACCAGTCCATACAGTTGATGTTGCAAACTCACCCATTGCATCAAGGACAACAATTGCTGCTTTATCAAATGGGCTAGTGTAATAGCCTGCACACGCATGGGAATAGTGATGCTTAAATGAAACATCGTATCTGTTTTGTGGCTTCCAGTCTGCAGCACCACCACGCAAAGCCAATCTAAACCTTTTCAGCCATGGCTTTTCATAGTATGCTATTACATTAGGCTCTCCATAGCTTAGGGCATCTTGCCATAATCCTTGGTTTGTATACCAATCATTCTTTTCTTTGCTGTATCTCTCGGCATGCCCTGCAAAAAGTACAGTATCATTGTCTATCATCGCTAAGGCAGCGTCGTGTGATGTTTCATTAAATCCAAGTATCTTCATCTCTTTGCTCCAAAAAATTTGTCAAGTATGTATTCGCTCCATACAGTGTGGAAGTGCTCTCCAAAGTGTGACCCATCTCTTGCCACCAATCCAAAGTCTTTGTGCCCATCACGAACTTCTACCATGTGAACCTTTTCAAAAATATCTCCGTCTGCAACTTTATGTAATGATTTTATGTCGTACTCTTCTAGCTCATCCAGGGTGTTCTCTCCACCATAAGAGTCCCAAGTGATCATGTGAAGATCTATGCCAGCTTCTTTGCATAGCATTTCAAGCATGCCTATCTGACTAATTGTTAAGTACTTGATTAGCATTTTTGTTGGGGGATTCATTCTAAGAGGTGACTGCCTAATCTCTGTTCCAGGAAAAGTAGTCTTATCATCGCTAGTAGCACACATCTGTAGCTCTACGCCATCTCTAGTAACGCTAGTCCTTACGCCATAGAATCTATATATTTGTGGAAGGTTGATAAAAATATGATCAGGCTTTCCGAATCTCTTTATATAGTCAACTATCATATATATTATCTGTATGATTCCCAATCCAGGAAAAGAAATATTAAAGTATCCACTGCACTCAACGTCTTTAGAAACTTTATCATAAACCTTTTTTGCCCAGATCTCATCTTCATGAAGCCCATCACCCCATGTAACTGAGCATCCAGCAAACAAGATATGCTTGCCAGCATGCTCTGTCTTGAACTCGTCACACCTATATCCAAAGCTATTTAGTCTAGTTATAGTTTCTTTTGCCCAAGGATATGTATCTACATCAGTATAGTTAACCTTTAGGATGTCATTGTTCTCATCTGCTATGTTCACAACAGTGTGGTGAAGATACCCAACTGTAAATGGGCTAGGTTCAGACACACCATTCTCTGGCTCAAAGTAGTACTGATCATCCTTTAGTATCTTGTACTTGAATGGTGGAATTGGCATTAGTAAATAAAGTCTTTCTTTTTCAAATGTTTCTTATTCTTTAGCTTCCATAGCTTAAATCTTATTTTCCAGATAATAGTTTTCATTATTACTCCTGACCGTTTGACATGATTGGTTTTTTCATGTTGTGATACCAGTGTGGGATAGCATAACGTGATCCGTTACTAACCTCAAATACTTCATGTACGTACAAGAAATTAGATGGGAAGAATACTATGCTTCCAGCTTCAGGCTTTATCTTTACATTAGACTGCCTGAACTCAATCTCTCCACCGTCATAGTTATCGTTTAGATAGATCACTGCAGACAGCACCCTGCTTGAAATGCCATGGTCCTGGTGTGGTGGCAAGTGACCTCCGCCATCATATCTTAGAAGCGTACTCCCAAGCTCTTCTGATTTGATGTTATTGCTAGCAAATGGATAAATTGAGCAGTAGTGCTCAAAGGCCTTGTCCAGACCGCCAAATACAGAATTAGCAATCTCAGACATTTCATCTTTATAATAGCACTCTGGAGATATGTCTTCTAGCCTAAAGATAGGCTTCCTATAATTGAAAGGCTTTGGCATGTGCTCATCCCACCAAGCATCCCATCCATCAGCCTGTGCACCTTGGTTGCCGTGCTCCCCTGCTTCTATACGTGCAGCAATATCTTCTGCCAGATCAATCACACGCTGTGGATCTTTGATTACATTCTTATAATATACTAGGCCAAGATCTAGGACTTCAAATTCCATCTTCTGCCTCCTGCATATTGTACTCGTGAGCTGCATAACCTCTATAGTCTTCAGGCTCCGCCATGTCTGGATCTACATGCTGAGGATTGCTTGTTAGACAGACTACGATTGAGAATCTTTCTCCAGACTTCATCTCTGAGATACCGTGCATATATTCAGCACCAGCCGAAGGGAATATGACAGCATCTAGCGGAACTGGGTCATAGATTAGTCCTTGGTTGGGGAAGTGTAACTTTGCACCCTCAAACTTATCGTCTGTATATATAACAGCACTCCACTCAATCCATGGCTCTGGGTCTACAGAGTCTGTGTGTACGCCTCCAGAGTATCCAATCTGTGTTGTATAGTTCATAAATACCTTATAAACATATACTGGATTCTTAAAACCATAAAGCTCTTTTACGTACTCTGCTGCTTTACGACCATACTTTTTATTTAGGTATCTAGTATTCTCATTATATGGCAATGCTGTACCACCAAACCTATCCTTGTAGTATGACGGAAAGTCTTCTACTGCAGAAGGTTTCTTGGCCTCCTGCATATAAAGTTCTGCATCATTCTTTTCTAGGAAGTTATTAATTATTTTTATACTGTGCATTAGTAGATAGCCTTTACTCCGACAATAAATCTTCTAGCATCAACATCATGAATCTTAATCTTATATGGATCATAGCTAACATCATTAGTTTGATACGGAAGATAATTTATTGAATCTGGATCAATATTGTACGAGTTTAGGAACTTAGATCTCCCAGACTCATTAATTTTATATTGCTCAAGATCCTTACCCTTTATTATACCAACAACAACATTATAGTTGTGCTCTCTTGACCATGTGCAATACTTTGTTTCTATAGATCTTTCCTTGCTATCTGATATCAGATGTGTAGGCATAGAATGAATCTCATAGCCCTGGGACAAGAACGCCATAGATAGATATTCTTGCTCTCCAGCGTATTTCAAAAACTCTGGGTACTCAATTGAGTTGAATGCTTCTCTAGATGCAAAGATAAAGTTTCTATCGATAAAGTTCGTCACTCTATAGTCATCTGAATCTATCCATTCAGCCTTGATGTCGAAC